GGGGGACTCCCCAGTATTGCGCGTCATGTACTCGCCAAGCCACGCTCCATCGTCCTCCCACCTCATCGTGGTAGCCCCCCCAAGTTGGCCAGCCTTTTTCAGGCACATCAATATCGGGGGCTTCCGGCTCTGCGATGCGGATGATCTCTTCGAGGACTGCCGCGAAGTCTTGCCCTTTGTTGCTTCTGAAAGCTCCGGGCACATTTTCCCAGACCATAAACCGAGGTCTGACCATGTCACCTGCTCTTCCATTTCTCCTGTCACGCTCTCTCATCTCCTTTACGATTCTGACCTGTTCCATGAAAAGTCCACTTCTTTCACCGGCAAGCCCTGCTCGCTTCCCTGCGATGGAAAGGTCCTGGCATGGGCTTCCTCCTGTAATACAGTCGACAGGTTCGATTTCCGCTCCGTTTATCTTGCAGATATCTCCCAAGTGTTTCATGCATTCTCCTCCATCATCCGCTCCGCCAGCGCTATGTCATAGCTGGGCAGCTGCTTTATCTCTGCCATACCGGCCAGCTTTGCCCGGATATCCGCAGGCAGGGCTTGCATTTTGCGCTCGCTCTCCTGCCTTGCCCGGTAGCTGCGCATAAAGTTGGACTGCACCACGCTCTGCACTGTCCCGGTGTCCATGCTGGCCCATTCCCGCAGCTGGGAGGGGTGTCCTACCAACCGTTGTAGGTTCTCTGGCAGGGCTGCAAACTCTTTCTCGCTGTTGTAGCTGCTGTTCCGCAGGGCCTTTGCAATCAGCGCCCATGCTTCCCCCTCGGAGAGTTCCGCCGGTCTGCTGATCTCACCAATAGCGGCTATGATAGCCCCAATGTGCGGGGGGAACCCCTTGCGGTCGCTGGCAATGTGGGACTTAACCGCCGCTGCCACAAGGTTAGCCGGGTAGTCTGCCAGCATCTCCGACCACAGGTTCACCACCGCTTCGGCATCCTGCCGCTTCATGTCCCGGTAGTAGCCGGGGTATGCAGCCTTCAAAATCGACATGATTGCAAGTGTTTCAGATCGGGTCATGCTCTCCCTCCTCCCTCAACATCTGCAGGAACACATTGTCGGTTCCGTCCTGTGCCAGCTCGTCCTCCCACCTGCGCTGGTTCAGCCATGTCGCAGGGTTTGGGATGTACTGGCCGTTGTTCTCCGTCCATTGGCGGCTTCGCTTCTGTGCAGATATGGCATCCATCATGCGGTCAAAGGTCTGCTTATCCGGCTTGATGCGCTCAAAAGCCTTTTCCGCTGCGCCTTTGCCGACTTTCTTGGGATATTGCGCCCAAAATTCGGTAAACCGGCCCCCTTGGGGGGCATGGGGGGTACTTGGATTCGGATTTGGATTCGGATTCGGATTCGGATTCGGATTGGATTCAGGCCGCAGCTCGCCGCAATCCGCCGCAACTTGCGGCAACTCGCCGCAGATTTCCGCAGACGGTGTAGAGCCGCTGTTTTGGGGCGGGTCGGGATATTTGGGTTTGCATTCTCGTATCCTTTGATGTTCGGCCCAAGTCGGGAACCAAAAGTAGGGCTTCCCGTCCACCTCGTAGAGGGAAACGCAGCCTTTGGCCGCCAAACCGTGGAGCGCATCGTTGATATCTTTTGCAGTAACCCGTTCCCGAAGCGGGAATGCGTTGCCTTTGATGATTGCAGGGCGGGCATCTCCGCGCCCTGCATCGTCTACCGAAACAATAAGACTTACCCAAAGCCGAAACTCGAAATCCGTTAAGGATGCTATCTTGTCGCTTGTGCGGAAGCTATCCTTTATCAATCTATTCGGCATTCCTCCTCACCTCCCGTCAGAATGGGAGGTCGTTAGGGTCGCCCTCGACTTCTTCAAATCCGCCCTGCTCGCTCTCTGCGGGCTTTTCCTCTGCCTTGCCGGTAGATTTGCTGCCGCCGAAAAGAGCTTCCTCTGCGATAACCTCTGTGGCTGTGCGCTTATTGCCGTTCTTGTCCTCGTAGTTGCGAACTTCGATGCGGCCTACGATGGTGATGAGGTCTCCCTTGCCGAACCACTGGTTCACGAATTCTGCGGTCTTGCCCCATGCTACGATGGGTACGAAGTCAGTCTTTTCTCGGTCACGGTTGCGGTCTACGGCGATGGTAAAGCCGCATACGCTCTTGCCGCTGTTGGTCTGCTTCAGTTCGGGGGCTTTCGTCAGCCGCCCATTAAGGATTGCTTTGTTCAGCATTCTGTTTCCTCCAAATAGTTCGTATAAAATTCCTCCCGGAACATCGGGATAGTGAAATCGTAGTTGTCGATACAGGCTTGCTCTCCGATCTTGTGAAGCCAGTCCATCACCTCGGCGCAGCCGTGTGCGTGTGTCAAGTGACATGGCGTGTGGCACAGGGAAACCCAAAGGCCCATGCGCTTGCTTTTGCTCCGCATGGCGTTGCCGAAGATTTCGTGCCGGTCGAGCTTAACGCCTGACCTCTGGCACAAAAAGCACTTGGATGTGTCGGCCTGTACGATGCTCGGAGCGTAACCGTTTCTGTCAAGCTCTGCGCCCCATTCATTTTTCAACCGTCACACCTCCCAGCCTGTCCCCATTCTCTGCCGATTTGGTTATCGATGATCCTGATTTGCAGTTTAAGGCTGTTGATGGCTTCCAAGTTCGCCTTGTAGACTGCTTCGGCAACATCTCGCTTAAACCGTGCTTCTGCCACGCTCGGTATCCCGTAGCAGGTCTTGTCGATCAGGCCGATGGCAACACCTTCGTCTTTCAGCTTTAAGCATTCGGTGCGGAGAAGGACTTTATAGTCCCGCTCCGCAGCAGCATACTCGCTTCCCGAATTTCGCAAGGTCTTAACGGCTGTATTAAGCTGTGCCGATTTCTGTTGCAGCTCGGTCCACAGGTCAAGCTCCATTCTTCTCGGCCTCCTTTTCGGCGGCAAAGGCTTTCTTCTGGCAGTTCGGGCACAGCTTGCGGCCGAACCGCTGGACGCTGTAGGCGGCGATCTCGCTTACAGGCCAATACTCCCCGTTGCGCTTGTTGATACCGGTGATCTGCTGCCCGCAATCGATGCAATACTCGGTAGGCTCCGGTTCTCTTTCTGCGCCCTCCGGCAAGTCCTCGCCAGCGTAGATATACAGGCCGAGGCCATGACGGGCACAGGCTTTTGTAAGGGAACGCTGGATTGCCTTATTGGCATCGAATGAGGTAACATCACTGGCCGGGATTGAGCGGTTGCGGTTATCCATGACCGGCAGATACTCGATGTGCTCAATGCCGTTGACGGTTACACCAGTCTTAACCCAGCAGGTCTTACCGTCTGTGTGGTAAAACAGGCCGTTAGCATCCTCGTAGATGGTGTAGGTCGCATCCGGGTGCAGTTTCTTGATTTCTCCCCAGGCCCATGCCCAGGAAAGGTATGTAAGGCCATTCTTCTTCTCTGTCTTGTCAGAGCAGTTGATGCTGTTCAATTCTCGAAAGTAGTTCTCCATAGCTCCTCCTTAATATCTGTCTGGTTCTTCATCAAAGTACCTGTCAGCGTCCGCATCGCTGGCGTCAAACCGCTTAACACAGTTTTCGCAGCCAATGACCATGCCGTCCTTAATGTAAATTGTCTCGTTGATCTCGCAGCCGCACTCCGGGCAGATGTGCGGCTTATCATCGTAGTTATCCACCCAGCTCGGGATGGGCCTATCCGGGATATCGTATGGGTTCATGCTTCCACGACCTCCCCATTTTCCAGTTTGTAAAATACCCCGGGTTTTATGGTCTCACCATCTACCTTTACAGCTCGCACCTCTTTGATGGGGTAAGTATTACCGTTCCAGCCACCCCTCTCGGTTAGGACGAGCCAGCATCCAATGGCGCCGGATGCCTTACTATCAACTCCGGTGACGATTGCAATAGACTCCTTTCCATCAACGGTGGCTGCGCTACGGTTGCCGGTCTGATTTTTGCTGCTCTCTGCTTTTTCTTTTGTGTACTCAACCGCAGCTTTTACGATGCCTGCAATTCCGATCTCCGCCCGGAGCTTTATTTTCGTTCCGGCTCGCTTGCTGTCATCGCCTTCTTCGTCCGTCACGCCATCTAGGTCAGCCACGAAAAACCGACTGTCGGCCGGGGCGTAATGGGCGAACACATCCAGCGGGTACTCGCATCCATGGAAACCTTTGACGCACAGTTCCGCTTCCTCCTCCACATATTCTTTGCCAAGCTCGAATTGGAAGCCTCGGCATTTCATGTCCTTGTCGGTTCCTTTATAGACGATCACTTGACATCCCTCCCCTTATCGTGTATAGTTGTGGTGGTGGTTGGGTCTCCGTCTCTGACGGGGGCCTTTCTTTTTTTGTACTCTTCCTGCTGGCGGCGGATACAGCGCAGAACCCATGCTGTGAAGTTGCAGTAACCCATTTCTATAAGCTGCTGACGGAACTCCGCCATATTCACATAACCCAAAGGAATACGCACAGACAGCTTATAGTTTGCTTCCCGCTTCCTGCCGGGCTTGTCCGCTATCAGCGCTTCGGCTTCGGCAGTACGCCGGATGCCATAATACTCCGGCTTCTTGCACATACTGTCCAGCGGCTTGGTGTAACCGGGGAACTTCTCCCGGATAACTGCTATCCTCTCGTTCTGCTCCATAGCCTTACCTCACCAGCAGCAGAAGCGCCGCTACTGCGAAGATGGTTCCCATTCCGAGGACTACGGCCAAGGCTTCCTGCAGCCACTCCTTTTTACTCATCTTCCTGTACCTCCTTTTGCGGGAGCTCCGGTAGGAATGCCCACCACTGGACTTCGATAGCGGTCTCCACATTATCTTCGCTGACATTGAACACCTGATGCTTGGTGCTGAATGGCAAGGTAGCGTATCTTCCCGGATTTGTCTGGCACAGGTAATGCCCGTCCTTGCTGGGTACGATCTCATCCGAGTTAAACCACCGGATAAAGGTGTTGGCTGTTGCTTCCATGTTGTTCCTCCTTCTTTTCCACCCCGTTTGGCGGGAAAAACTTCTTGACATCTTTTATTGGAATAAATAATGCATCGCAGACCTTATAGACTTCCTCCAATGTCCACGGGGTCTTGCAAATCATTCTGTCGCTGATCTGCTGGCGGCTCATACCGGTGCGCTTCCCAAGGCTTGTCTGGTCGTGGCCAAGTTCCAGCATCAGCGCTCGCAGCCTGCGGTAGGTATCAACTTTCCTTGACATTGCTGTCCCTCCCTTCATGTGGTAGACTATAGTTGAGGTGATATTATGAGCGAAAAACTTGATGTTTCGTATTCTTTGACCGAAGAAGAAAAGAGAATATTTCGCAAATTCAAGCGAAGCAACAGCGCCAAATTGACAAAATCTGAATTTCAAACTATGCTCCGGTCAAAGCTGGTAGATGGCGGTTTCGGCAGCGAATACTACTGGTTTAGCAATGGCTCCTTTGATGAGGGAGTTGCTTGCCTATCGGAAAACGGTTTGCGCGTTAAAGCCGCCATGCAGGCCGAGAAGAAGTTAAGCGTCCGGTATTGGATTACAACAGGGGTTGCAATCGCCGGTTTTCTTCTCGCCGTCCTGTCTCTCCTCATGCAACATGGGATAATATCACTACTGCCGCTATGATGATGGAGAGAACACCGCACACAACCGTGATAATCTGCGGTGGCCTGGTCTTAAATAGGTATGCTTTCCAGCTGGTATCGCCGTAGACCTCGATAAGGTATTTTTCAAATTCATCGTTTCTCATGTCATGCCAGTCTTTCATTGTCCTCCTCCCTTTCCTTAATAAGCTCGTCCAGCGCAGCCATGAATCGCTGTTCTGCTCCCTTTGGGCTACAGTGCCCATTAAGGACCATGCTCAACCACTTTGTGGAGCATCCGATTTTTGCTGCAAGTTCTTGTGACGACACTCTGTTGTTGTGCATTTTACCAACCAGCTCACCTGTCCATTGTGCAGGCATCCAAAATTTCCTCCTTTCTGTTCAAAATGTTGAAGTTTTTTTACCTTTATGGTAGAATGAATTTGCAGAACAAGTCCACCACAGGCAAAAACGAAATTCACCTTTGTGAGTTTCTATTCCTAGTATAATTCAAATTATTGAATTATGCAAGCATTAGAATTCACAAAATTGAATTTTTGTTGTAATGCACAAAAAGGAGTGTATTATTTGTGTTTTATGACAAGTATTGTGAATTGTGCAAGAGAAACGGTATTTCCCCAACAAAGGCTGCGGCAGAGATCGGACTTGGTATGGGGACACCAACCGCATGGAAAAAGCGAGGGACTTATCCAAACCCAGCACAGGCGAAAAAGGTAGCAAACTATTTTAATGTTTCTATGGATTGGCTGATGGATAATGAAATAGAAAAACAGCCCACCGAAGGTGAGCTGTCCGGTATTCGGAAAGACCTTATGGATTTCGCAGATACTTTGACAGATGAGAAAATTGAGAAATATCTTCGTCTAATGAAAACTTTAGAATCCGAAGATATTTAACAAGCTGCTCGTCAGACATCCGTTCCACCGCCTTTTTGAATTCCTCCTTTTTCTCCATTGGTGTTCCTCCTCTTTTGTCGATTATTGTCAAATAAAAATCCTTCCAAATTCAGTAGGTATTTGGTACAATTCAATTGTAACAAATTGCATTGCCAATATGTACTGACAAATGTTGCGGTTTCGGCGCAAAAACTGTCATGTTTTTCGGACAAAAGTGTCCGGTAACAAAAAACAGGAGATGAGTTTGTGAATTCAGACGAAGAAAGGAATTGGGATAACTTTTTATTGGAGGTAGCCACAAAACGGCAGGAGCATGGAATGACCCACAAGGATTTGGCCGATAACGCCGGGACGGTTGAGAGGACGATCTCCAGGCTGCTTTCGGAGCCGACCAAGAATCCGAGCCTTTTTCTCGTTGCTTCCATCTGCCAAACGCTGCACATATCTCTCGACAAGCATTTCGTGAGGGAAGTCTACACCAAAACAGACAGCCAGAACAGCGAAGAAATGATTGCGATGCTGAAAGAGCAGGTGCGCCAGCGCAGGAAGCTGTCCAAAACACTCTTCGCAGTTATTTTTGTCCTGCTGGCGATGATGATTTTATACCTCGTCCTAATCGATGCAAATAACCTTAACTACGGTTTGATTCGGGATTAAGAACAGATGTTCTTTCCAAATATAATCGTACACAGTAATGTGTACAATAATCAGTACTGGAGGAGAAGACTATGGAGGAAATGGAGAAAACAACACCAGAGATCAAGCCAAAGAAGAAAAAAACGATGGTAACAGCAATAATCCTAATTGTTATCATAATTGCAATCATCGGAGCGCTTGCCGGCGGAGAAAAGGATAAAGACAAACAGGACAATCAGCAAAATCAGCAGCAACAGCAAGAGGAGCAAAACGCAGAAGTGGATATGTCCGTAGTCGCTTCGGCCATAAAAACTGTGCTTGATAAAAATGCGGAGGGCACAGGGATTGAGTACTCTTTAGAATACGATGACACCGGTCTTGTTATAGCAGCAAAAGCGTCAGGAGTAGCTGCAGAAGTGGCGCAAGCAAAAGCGGACGGATACGACGAGACATACGAGCCATGGGTAACAATGCGTGAAAGCATGGTTAAACTGTGCAATTCGGTATCTGATGCTGTTGATACGCTTGGCGCAAAGGATAAATATGTAACAGTCACAGTAGTCAACGATGCCAATGAGGACAACACCCTCTTGACGATTATGAACGGCGTGGTTGTATACGATGTAATGGCAGAAAAATAAAAAAACACCGCCCCCGGCAACGAGGGCGGTTATCTATCAGGAGGAGAAAAATGAAAGAAAGGACAAATACGGCAAAGTGGCTTGAGAAGCAGAACCGCTGGCAGATCGCCGTCCAGAAAGATGGCGTAAGAAAAACATTTACAAGCAGTCGGCCGGGAAGGGAAGGGCAGAGGGAAGCAAACCGAAAAGCAGATGATTGGTTGGCATCAGGCATCTGCGGGACGAAGCTGCACCTATCGGAGCTGCACGAAAGCTATATGGAGCAGCTTAAAATTCGGACTTCGCAATCGAATTGGCGACCGCAGGAAAGCCGCTGGAAAACATGGATTGACCCAAGGATAGGCCACCTAAAGGCAGATGCACTTTGCGATGGGATTTTGCAAAAGGTTATCGACTATGCATACAATAACGGGAAATTGTCGAAGAAGTATCTGCAAAGCATCCGTGCTGACATGGTTTCTTTCTGCAAATATCTGCGGAAAATGAAAGTAACCGGCTTTGCCCCGGAGGACATAACAATTCCAAAGGGAGCCCCCGTTGGCGTTCGCAACATTTTGCAGCCGGAGGACATTGTAACGCTTTTCTCCGTTGATACGACGATCTACAAGGGTAAATTGGTAAAAGACCCATATATAAATGCTTATCGCCTTGAGGTTTTGACCGGACTGCGGCCGGGGGAATTGCGCGGTATCATGCGAAACGATTTCAAACAGGGCAGATTGGAGGTAAGGCGGTCGATAAACGAGGATAACGAAATCACTACAGGCAAAAATGAAAATGCGATACGCAGCGTTTATTTGGGCGAAATCGCAGAGGCGATTGTAAAAGATCAAGCATCCAAGTCAAACGGCCTGTATCTATTCCAAATGCCGACAACGGAAACCTATCGGAAGTTTTTCCAAAGATATTGCAAAGCAAACGGAATTCCGAAAACGACACCATACGAGCTGCGACACACTTTCGTTTCTCTTGCACAGTCCCTCCCGGAGGGATGGGTAAAGCAATTGGTCGGCCACTCAAAAAGCATGGACACATTCGGGGTTTACGGCCACGCTGTATCGGGGATGGATCGGCAAATAACCAGCGCACTCGATGGCGTGTTTATATCAATTCTTGGGCGGCAAGAAAAAAAGTGAGTTATTTTGTGAGTTTTTTTGCAAAAGAAAAAAGCCAGTAACCCTCATGGTTACTGGCTTTCTCGTTGGTGCGGAAGATGGGACTTGAACCCACACGCATTAAACGCTATATGCGGGAAATGCAGTATTTAAGCGGGTTTTTCGTTCTCTTTTCCTGCACAAAAGGAATAAAAAACACACTTTCGGAATAAAAGTGAGTTACAAAGTGAGTTATTCAGCCGCCGTATCGTACTGTTCGATGGCGGCTAAAATTCTGGCACGCAGCGCCTGCGCGGATGCGTGCTCTACTCTGTACTTTTCTTTTACTTCCTCCAGCTCGGCAAGAAGCCGCTCATAGTCTGTCTGCGGCTTTTCTTCCTCTGCCTTGTAGGTCACGCCAAACCAGTCGCACACGCCTTTGCACAGTGCTTCCCCTATGGCTTTCTTGTTCTGTACCAGCCAGATTGCGTCCTGTCCGTTGTCGTGGAAAGCCAGCTCCGGATAGATGGAAAGCATCGGGGTTCTGCCGATTTCGTAAAACTCGTCTTTCTGGTACACGCCCCGGTGGGTATTCCGGGGGTAAATCTCCATCAGGCGGCGATAAACCATCTGGCAAGCCCGGTCGCTTACGCCACCGGCTTTACCGTAGCGGAGAATGGTAGGCCCCTGCGCTGTTCCCTCTTTGGTAGTGGCGGTGCTGGCGTTGGTGTGAATAGGCATATGCAGGTCACTGTCCCATACTATGCTTTCCGCTACACGCTCCTGCATGGTTTTGGCAGGGTCAGCTACCATTACCTCAAAGCCGCAGCGGGAGAGGGCATCGGCGCAATAAGCGCCGATCTCCACACACACATCATGCTCATACACACCGGGGAAGCCGTAATACGGCCCATGCGGTTTCGGTCTGCGTTCTGGGGAAAGATACACCTTAGGCATCTTCCACGACCTCCTCGTGCTCGTATTCCGCCGCCACAGGCTTTTTCATCATATTGGTGGTGGCGGCATCGTATGTACCGTTGGCAGCCAGCGCCACGATAACGGCGTTCAGCAGGCACAGGATTACGCCCTGTACCGTTACGGCAGAGTTGTTAAATGCTTCTGCGCCGATGAGGATAGCCACCGCCACAATGTACGCCAACAGCTGCGCGTTCAGCTTGGCAAGGGGGGTCTGCTTCAAAAACTGGGTGATGATAGTGACCATCATCACAGCACCGGCATAGGTCCCAAGGGTTGTCCAGGTTACAAATTCGTTCATGGTTACGCTCCTTTACTTTACGAGGTTGTTGGCGATTACAGCGACAATGGCAACAGCGATTGCTGCGCCGATACCGGTTAAAATAGACCGGAGGACAGCGTTCCAGTTGTCCCCCGGCTTTCTTTCCAGCGTCTCAAGGCGTTCGCCCTGTCGGCTTAATTCGGTTGTCATGGTCTCCATGTTGGTGGCTAAGCGGTTTACACTGTTGGCGATCTCGCCAAAGGCTTTCACGCTGTTTTCTAGGTTGTCAATCCGGTGGTTCTGCCGCCGGTTTTCATCCTCCATGCGCCTGGCGAATTCTTCATGCACATCTTTGGGGAGGAAAATATCCATTAGGTTACCTCCTCAAAATACTGGCCTATAAGTTCATGCGGCAGGTAATACAGCACGATGGTGCCTGTTTCATTCAAACGCTTGCAGAGGTAGGTTTTCTTGTCCTCCGGGTCGAGGTAGTATTTGCCGTACTCGTATTCCATGCCCTTCGATGCCGGGATGGGATCATCAATCGTGCCGGGAGAACTGACATTGACGACTACCCACAGGGCAGGAACGGCCGGAGGTTCCCAGCCTGCCTGTGAGGTGTGAGCCTGCAAGCACTTGTATACCTTGCCATCGTGCCGTCTGCGGTCACCCACCGCATACTTGGTATCAGTCTCCCATGGCAGGAACAGCATAGGGTTCTTTGCTGCATCAGCATCTGCCATGGTGCCGGTCACGCTGTCGATGCTCGTCCGGATTTCCTGCGCCTGCTCTAAGATGTCATTTCGCATTGGCTGTTTCCTCCTTTTCTTCGGTCTCTACGCCAAGGGTTTGCAAAGCTGCTTTCAGCTGTTCCAGCTCTGCTTCCTGCTTTGCTTTTACTTCTTTGGCTTTTTCTGTATAGTAGCCCATTTAGTTCACCCCCATAATGTTTAAGGCTTCCTGCATATCGGACGCCATGGAACCACCATCGAAATTTTCTATTTCAGCGTTTTCGAAAATGGTATCTTCCGGTACTTTCCCGACAACATACTCCGCTTCCTCTGCCAAACAAGGAACATAGCATCCGTTTGGTGCCTTCTTCACATATACCAAGGTGTCGGAATAGTATTCCTTGCCTTCTGCCTTGATTTTATACATTGTCACACCTCCAGTATCATGGATTTAATTCTGTTAAGCTCCTCAATCGAAGCATTGAAAAAATCATAGTTCCACAACCAATAGTCATCGTGTTCGGGGCGTTTGTATTTCAGCAAGGATAAATCATCCCAAATCCTATCCCATCGGTCTTGGTACTTTCCGTCTGTGCGGTTATTCAGCAGCTTGATTATTTCTGCTGTTAGTTTCCCACGCTCCAAGCCTTTACCATCATCATTCCTTGCAAAATAGTCATAGGCGTTTTGGCTTTTTATATAGCAAATGGGATTCCCGCGGTGGCTGATTACATTGTTGGTTTCATCAAGCTTTGTGCCATACGGAATGTTTACTTCACCACACAAGGCATTTTGCTTAAAACGGTTAAAACAAATATAGTCCATATGTTATACCTTGAAAGCGGTGGACACGCCCTGCGAAATTGAGGCGTTGTAATAGTTGGCACTGCCGTTGGCGACGACAGTACAGAAACTGTTGGAGTAGCTGGATGCGGGAGAACGCTCCCACCAACGAACATCAGTATCAGTAGCATTATGCCGATACATTACCTTGCTGTTTCCCGCAGAGTAATAGCTGTATTGTTTAAGATAGTTCGGCTCCAGCGTTGAGGCATGGGTTCTTGTCCCGAATACTTCATATTCCGCAAGTAGGAACACATCATCCTTCGTAGCAGTTGGTACTACAGCAGCAATGCCGCTTCCTGTATTATCGGTATAAATAGTGCTGGTCTTAATAACGGTTTGAAGGTCAGACGGGAAAGCTGCTTTAATAAGTGGCATAATGTCATTCCTCATGCCACAAGACGCCCAACCCCCGGCACTTGTTGTCGAACCACTTGCCGAAGAAGCATTCATACAGAACCACACGCTGCTACATTGGTTGTTGTATCGACTATCGACCAAACATACAGGCGTACCGTTCTTTGTAGCTTTGAATCCCTGAAATGCTATGCCATTTCCCTCACGCTCTGAGTTGTGATTAAAGCCAATGATAAACACCCAAGCAGAATAGTTGGTAAGCGTAAGACCATTGGAAACTTTGCCGTTCATGGTCACTTCTTTGCAGTCACCAACTGACCAGAAGTTTGCTCCCATGTTTGCGTCAGACACTTGCTTGATGGCTGCCCAGCTGTTATCGTTCAGCTCCTGCATCACCAATGCAATATCAACTGTGGCAGGGACGATGATTTCCTGTGGTGCAGATACAAGTGCTCCGCTTGTTGCGGAAACCGTCCATTTGCCCTCCTGTGGAATTTTAAGCCGAGCCTGACCACCAACAGAAACGCCTGTTACTGTCTTACTGCCAAGAGTAGCAGTAACGGTCGCCCCGTCAGCGACATTTGCCACAAGCTCAAGGCCGCCACCACCTGCAATAATTGGATTCCCATAGATGATGCTCATGCGGTTACCTCCGTTATCGTTACCTGTACCGCCATATCCGCATTGGGCTTTTCGCCCATTGCTTTGGCGGTAAGGGTACCATTGTTGTTCTCAATCCAAAGGGCAGATGTGCCGCTGTCTATGATAACGCCAAGAGCGGTTGCGTCCATCTGGATATCCACCTTGCTATTGGCAGTAGTCCCAAGGCCGGTTACCGTCTGGCCGTAGGGACTTTCGGAGCCGAGCCAAGATGCCGCAGGAAGCGAAAGCTGCTTAATAACAACCGCCCGGTTTATCTTGTACTCCATCTTTCCGATGGCCTGCGTTACCGTGTCTGTTGTGGTTACATTCTGCCGGGAGGTTGCCTGCTTGTAGCCGGGGATTTTGATTTGGCTGCCGGTGTAATCGCCGGTTTGCGGTGTCACCGCTCCGGTGCGGCCGTTAAAGCTTGCAACCGTTCCAGCGCTGATAGTGTGCGCCACATACTGTAAATCGGAAACCATCGTCGGTTGGGCGGTATAAGTCGCTATCGGCAGCTGATACACCGTACCGCTTGCATTGATATCCTCCTGCACAAGTGCTGGAAGCGGGTCTTGCGCCTGTGTCACAAAGGAAATCGGCGCTTCGGTGTTTGCCATGTCAATTTGGATAAGCAATCGACCGGGGACAGAGCCGCTGGTCGGAAGCGTCGCATTGATCGTTTGGGCTTCCACAACAAAGTTTCGACCGAGGATTATACCACGGCCATCGGAAACATTGATGATGTTACCGCCCTGTGTAGTTACCTCAACGCCCGTAAATATGCCGCTGTCGTTGATAATGTGGTTGTACAGATACGCATCATCCGTCGGTGTGACGATAGATGCGTTATACTGGAGCAGCGTTATCATGCGTTTGCCCTCCTTTCAAGGATTAAAATTTTGGTAAGGTCTGCACGGACAACGCCGAAGGTCATTTTTGTAACATCCTGCGACCTTGCATAGCCGGTAAGGATTGATTTGTAACTGCTGTCACCATCAATGACCAAAACCTCTGTGCCGATGGCCATCGAGGTATCAAGTACGCCACAGTCGTTTCGGGCAGTCAGCTCGATCATGTTGTCATACTTTTGCGGGCTTAACGCTTCGTAAGCCTTTTTGTATGCAGCAGATTCAAAATTGATATCCGTTTCCAAAAACTGCGCCGCAAAAAACACAGGTGTAATTCTGTCCGTGTTGTTTGTGTCGACCTTGCCGTTAGGATGCAGATAGTAGGTTATGCGCTGCGTCTCATCGGCCTTGTTGTAGATGGTTACCTTGTTCAGCTGGCCTGTACTGTCACCGATGATGATGTTTTTATCCACGATGGCCTGTAGATTTGTTTCGATTACCGCCGTTTCGCTAACCTTACCAACCTTAACGGAGATCGTCTTTTTCTGCGGGTCAAAGCTCATGTTGACAGCTACGCCGTAAGCCGTCAGAGATTTCGTGATGATTTCGTAAAAGCTGTGGATGTTGTCCTTTAGGTTGAGCGCCCCGGTCGTTTCGGAGGTCGTTTCCACCGTCATACCGGATATGTTTTGCAAAGCATCTCCAGAAGAAACAAAGTTATCTCGGATGATCGAAGCAATAAAAGGCTCAATCTTTGCAGAGGTCGTGCGATCGAAATATACCTCTGCGTCAAAAAGCGACATAAGAGGCTGCGCCGAAATCGTTACGCCCGTTTTATCTGTTTCCACATCGTCAACGATTCCCTGATAAGCTACATTCCCGTTTTGGTCTGTAACGCTTATAAAGTCGCCCTTTTTCGCATCCAGCTTTACGGCCCGGAGAGTAGTTTTTTCTAGGGTCAGGTAGTCAAACTGTATCTCCGGGCTTTCAATCGGCGCAAAACTTCGGAATGTGAAATCCCTTGCGAATACTTCGCACTTAAACAGAGTATGCAAGTTTCTCCACCTCCACATATGCTACGATATCCGATGTGCCGTCGTGCGAAAATGTCAAAGTGCTTTCTCCCGGCGGAGCATAGATAAATCTTCCGGTCGAAAAGTCGCTGGACTGGTACAGGTTTTGGATGTATGTCCCGTCGAGCGCATACTCTGCGATCTCCATTGTTGCAGGGTCAGCATCAACAACGAGTTTGTGCCCGTCAGGGATTGTTGCGGTTACTTTTCCGACCGCTACACGGGTACCGGCCTTGATAAGCGCCCAAGCCGGGTTGACGACCGGGCCGAAGATTTGCAGCTTGCAAGGAGATGCCAAATCCCCGTTTCTTATTTTTGCAGTTCCTGTTGCTGTTTCTGCGTAATAATAAGGATAAGTATAGCTATACCTTTTAATCCCTTGGTCTGGCGCTTGACTTTGTGTTACCTTAACAGCTTCGTGCCAAGTCCCGAAGCAGAGGAATGTAACCGGTACTGCCAAATAGCCGGATTTCAGCTCCGACTTATCCGCAGACTGCACTTCACACTTGATTTTGTACCATGTGTCCAGCGGGGAATACATCAGGTAAAGCGGGCCTTTTGTCACGAACGAAATAAACGCCTGATACCGGGAATAGTCGAAGAATATCATTTCGCCTGTCACGGCATACTGGTTAAGGAATTCATCCGATACCAGCCATGCGCTTCCGGCTTGGATGGTGGAGTAGGTTTTGCCAAAGCCTAATCCACCCGGCGCATTGAAGTACGCCGTTTTGTCCATCAAATCCCATTCGGCGCCGACACCGTTCTTGAGCTTAAATTTTCTCATCAGTAAGCCCTCCCAAGCGCACGGTTGACCGCCTGTACCAAGTTCCTTGCGGCAGCTTCACCGGCTGCGTTATCGTAGCCGTTAAATGTGTTGTTCATTTCGATGGTAATTCCACCACGCTCATTTCCGTTCAGCGGCATTACATGGGCACGCCCACCGGCCATGGTAAGCAGCTCCGGCCCGGCTTCGCCGACGATTGCGCTGCCGGAGGACAAAACTCCGCCCTTGGCAAGATAAGCAATTTTTCCGATGGTCGGAATATTAAATCCGAGGGACTTACCGCCCAAAACAGGAACCCAGTCAGGGACATCAAAGTGGATCTTATTCAGACCGTTTATCATCCAGTTGATTGCGTCAATGACCATGTTGATTAGTGCAATGATGCCGTTAAGGGGCGCTTTTGCAATGGCAACAAGCGCCGTAAAGATTCCATTAAAGATTTCCTGCACACCTTTCCATGCGCTTTCCCAATCTCCAGTAAAAACGCCACGAATAAAATCGATAATCCCATCGAAAACAGCCTTTATGGATTCCCAAACGGATTTTACCGTTGCGAAGAAGAAATTTAAGATTTCCCCCAATACCCCAAACGATTCCGACCAGTCAGTCGTAAATACGCCCTGCAAGAAATCATCCACACGCTGGAGAATGGCTTGTATCTCGTCTCCCTTCGTTGCAATCAGAGCAACAAGACCGACAATAGCCGCTATGATAAGAACGATTGGATTTGCAATTATGAAATTTATGGCCGTTATCAGCGCCGGGATAACCGTTCCCGTTATAAAGCTGATGGCTCCGGCAATTCCCGAAATAATGCCTGCAATCGGGGAAATCGCCGCAATAAGACCGCCGACAATAAGGATCGTCTTTTTGACCCCATCGTCGAGGTTTGAAAACCAATCGATTGCATTTTGAAGCCCTGCGACAATTTTATTGATAATCGGCAGCAGGATATCACCGATGGAAATCGCCAAGTTATTGAGCCCGTTTCGGAGTATTTTCATCTGGCTTTCGGTGGTTGCGTATCTTTTGCTTGCCTCGTTGGAGAGGGCAATATTTTCGTCCCATGCAGTATTTGCGGTTTTAACAGCATCGCCCAATACATCGGACGCAAGGGCTAACGCACGAAGCATATTTGACTGGCGAATCCCGGAGAGCCCCAATTCATCCAATACGGAGATTGTGTCCTCTCCGTTTTCGTTCATCTTCCCAAGCCCGCCGATGAAAGCACTGATTGCGTCTATCGGTTCATTGCCCCACATATCTGCGAATTCAGAAGCAGATACACCAGCGATCTTTGCAAATGTTTCAAGATCATCACCGCCAGCAGACACAGCCTTGCTTATTGCGGTCATTGTTTGGGTCATTGCCGTGCCACCGGCCTCTGCGTTGATGCCAACAGAGGACATTGCGGTGGACAATGCAAGGATATCCTGTTCGGACAACCCGGCAACTGTACCAGCAGACGCAAGGCGTGTAGCCATCTCAACAATATCGCGCTCTGTTGTGGCAAAGTTATTGCCAAGGTCAACAATGGTACTGCCGAGTTTGGAGTATTCATCAGCGGTCGTTCCGGTAATGTTGGCAAATTTGGCAAGTGCAGAGGCAGCTTCATCAGCGGAAAGGTTTGTTGCTTCGCCCAAGTCGATCATAACGCGGGTAAAGTCAAGTACATCATCGGTGGCAATACCCAACTGTCCAGCAGCTTCCGCAACCGCCGCAATCTCCGTAGTGGACGCAGGAATTTCTTCTGCCATGTCCAATATGCCCTGCCGGAGTGCCGCAAGCTGCTCTGTAGTGCCGTCTACTGTTTTTTCAACGCCAGCAAAGGCGCTTTCGAATTCTACAGCCGCTTTTGTGGCTGCCACTCCTGCGCCTGCAAAGGCCAAAGATGCCGGTGCAAACTTCTTTGCAATGTTCCCGGACTTTTCTGCTATTTCGCCGGTAACCGCTGAAACCTGTGCAAGTGCCGCACGGCTCCTGGACGCTTCGGCCTGTAGGTCTTTCAGCTTTAGTTCGGCGCTGGTCAGTTCCCGGACTAACTCACGGTATTGTTTTTGGTTGATCTCCGTGCCGTCCGCCATTTCCTGATCCGCTTTCTTTTTGGCGTTTCGGAGGCTTTCAACCTTGTTTTCTGTATTTTTGATTTGTTCCCCGAGCAATTGCTCCTTTTGTTTGAGCAGGTCAATATTAGTCGGGTCGAGTTTCAGCAGGCGATTGACTTTATTAAGCTCCGATTGTGTCCCACGGATTTCGCTGTTCAGCGAGCTGATCGCTTTTGACAGTCCCTTTGTGTCACCGCCGATTTCAACAACGATGCCTTTAACATTTTCAGCCAATCTTACCACCTCCTGCGAAGAAATCACGCAAGCCGCCGGGTCTGCCCTTTATGGCATACTGTTCTGCATCATTGGCCTTTTCGATCATTAAATCGTAGACCATCCCGCAGGTCATGTCCTCCAGCGCTTCGTCAGATAATCCGAGTTCAGCGCAGCGGAGCATAAAGGTTGACCCGGTGGGCTCACGCACGGTTTGTTTTATTTTTTTTTTGGAACAGCGGTAGTCCTGTTGTTAAGGCTCCAAAGCTCCAAAATGGCAGGGAGCACTTTATAGATGGAAAACATCTCAAACTGCTCCAGCCACTCGTCAACATTGTCGGGGATGGACCCGTCATATTGCCGAGCCATGATAAAAGCGACATCCTCAAATATTTCAAGATCGCTTACGGAAAAAGATCCGTCATCGGATGTCGCTGCTGTTTGTAGCTTTTGCAAGTCTCGGACAATGTCCCGACCCACCTTGTGGCGGTAGATGCGTGGGGTCAGCGCATTAGCGCACAACCCTACACTTTTTCCGTCGATCTCGATTACTTTGTTCATTTCAGCCTCCAGTCGTCGGAGTGAATACGGCGGTGTACCAGCCGTTCACGGTCGCCTCCGGGGTCTCCGCCGTAGTGTAGGCAAGGGAGTTGCCGTTTGCCAGCGGGGAAGCGGTGATGCTGACGGTCTGCGTCTGCGGCTCTACGCTCTCGGTCGTGGTGTTCAGCTCACGGGTAGGCCGAGTGCAGGTGCAGTTGTAAAGAACAAACTTCGTCCCGTTCACATCGCCCTCCTCTTGGAACAGCAGTGCGAAAGACTTGGGCTGAATGTTTGCATTCTCGATCATCACCTTGCTGGTGGTGTCAAGAGTATACCCGAAAACATCCTTGAGGAATGCTTCGGGGAAAACGGCGACTTCGAGATCGCCGGTGTAGCCGCTGTTCGCCACGGCCACAAAATACTGAATGTTGTCCGCATAAAACGGGGTGGTATCGCCGGAAGGCTCCAAAGACAGGCTAACTGCGCCGGGGATGGCTACGGGAGTGCCATAGGTGTTATTTTCCCCGTCGAGGATAGCGTAATGGACATTCGAGATACCGAATTTAACTTTATCAGCCATTTTTACACCTCGATTTCATAAACTACTTGGTTACACTGCTGATCTTCAATGTAACTCTCGGACTTCTGCCAAAACAGAGAGGACAAGGCCTGTTCGACTTTGCCCTCTGCTGTTAGGTCTTTATCTTTTGTGTAAAGCTCAACCTGTATATGGTTGATTGGGTGATACACCACATTGTCAGCGCCAAAATTATTGGAGTAGGAGACGCGATAGAGGATATACGGTAACTTTTGCGGCTTATTGAAGTAACCGTAAGCTACGGGCATCCTCGTCTGTTTTAACAGGGAATTGACCTCTTGCAGTGTCATCCTTTCTTAATCACCACCTTTACACGAGTTAATAGTTTCTGCTCTGCCTTTTGCTCCGCTGGGCCGATGTGGGGGAATGGGCGGGCAGAGCCTTTTGCGGTTCCGCCTGGTCCTGCGTGACCATGTTCCAGCAAGTGCGTGAGCTGGTAATCCGTTTTGTTGAAAATTCGCATACGGATATCGCTGTAGCTCTCATATGCGACCTTGTCACGCCAACCGGCCTTATAATCGCCGGTCTGTACCGGGCTGCCGGTCACAATGTCTTGGCGGCATTCCTTTGCCACCTGCCGAACTTCTTTTTTTACGCCATCCGTAACGGACTGGTCATAGTTTTTCAGTTCGGACAGGATTGCCGTTGCCAACTCATCCGGTCTAACCGTTTTCGACATCGTTGCCCACCTTTTCCTCAAGGTACAACTCTATTTCATCGCTGCCTGTTGCAAAATAGGTGCGATAAATGGAATAGCGTGTGCCGCGCCACTCGGCTAATTTCTGCCCAGCATAGTTGGCGATAGGAGTAACCGCCACAAGGGACGGCTGCAAGCCGTTTTGACCGGCGGAATAGAACTCCGCCCGTGTAGCGGACTGCAGCCGCGCCCAGACCTGTGTTGTGGTTTCTGTGGCAATCTGTACCCCGATATCGTTCTGCTCAAAGGCTTGGGAGATTAATGTAATGAGATCATCCAAATCAACCACCCACCTTTTGCTCAAACAGTCGGTTGTTGAGTGCCCAGCGCAGCATACGCGGCATTGCCACTACTTTCTCTCTGCGCTGCCGGTAGAGGTAAGCGGCGTACATCTCCACCAGTACTGCATCACCCGTACTGGTGGAGAGCACGATGCCCTCGGTGGCAATGTACTCTTTGGCAGACGCGATCAGCGCCAAGAGATAGTTGTCCAGCGCTGCGGTGGAAAGCTGCAAATCGACTTTCAAGATCACAAGGATGTCAGCGTCTGTCATGCTTTAACCCCCCTTAGGAAGCCTTGGTTACATTGACGGTATAGACTACGGTCTCGTTGCCGTTCTTCACGGTTACGGTCAGAGGATGGGCAGTGCCATCAGCCAGCCAAGTAACAGTGCCGCCGTTTTTCACATTGGCGTTGTTGTAGGCGATAGCAACCTGTGCGCCTGCGACCTCGGTAGTGGCGTTTACTGCAGCAGTCGCAGCGGAAGCGGTAGCGGTGTAGCTCAGCACATCGCCATCAAAAGCAGGGCTGAGGGACAGGTTTCCAACGGTCAGAGCGGACAGCTTGGCGTTGTTGGCGGTATCAGCCGCAAAGGTCATGGAGGTGGTTACGGAAGCGCCGTTAATGTTGATCGCCACAAAAGCGCCGGGGATAACGGGCATACCGTCAGCACGCTCTTTGCCGCGGAATACGGTGTTGTCCTGAATGAACTGAACCTCGCGGGATGCTTCGATCGTCATGCCGGAGCGCTGTGCCCACAGGTACAGGTCGCCATAGCCGCCAACGATGTCGCCATCGGGGATAAATTCGAGGATTTCCACATCACCGCCAATGATGGGCATGGTCATACCGTCAAAGGTGACATACCGGCCCAAAGCGGTAGCAAGGATTGCCTTGGACTGCAGAGTAGCCAGGGTCTTGCTATTCATAGCCCAGAAGCGCTCGCCGCGGGAATAGCGGGTGAAGGTGTTACCAGCAGCAACAGCCAGCGCAGCCCAGAAAGCCTCGCCGGTGGAAGCGGTGGGAATGGTGATGATGTTGGAGGTGTGCAGGTCAACCCAAGCAGGAGCATTGGCCGGGTAATCGCTGGGTTTGCTCTCCTGCGCCAGACGCGTCACAATACCGAGAGGCATCTTCTGACCAGCGCCCTTGCCGTACAGGATGGCCTTATCCTTGGCAAGGCCGATAGCCTCGGACAGCATCTCGACGATCCAGGAGGCGAGGTTTACATCGTTATCCTCCAGCAGGGAATTACAAACAGGAACATAACCGGCAACCTTGAAGCCGTCAAGAGTGATCTGGTTAAAGCTGAAGGTCAGCTCATTGATGGCACCGCACATTTCAGTCCAAACGGCCTCGGGGACAGTACCGGCAATGGTCTGACGGGCTTCGCCATTGACATTGCGGATGCGAACCCGACGCATCAGTTTGGAGTAGCGATACATATTCTCGGCAATGAGGTCGAGGAATACAACAGGGATGGTCAGCTCACCACCGGTGATATCTCTCTTGCTGCGGGCAGCGTTACGAAGCTCCGCAAAGAAGGTCTGCACATCGGGCTGGGCTACGATAGCGTCACGCTGCTCTTTGGGAAGAGCGTCAAAGGCGCGCACATTCATGGGGAGGGAGCGAATGTTGATGGTATTCATGGTAAAATCATTCCTTTCGTCTTTCTTTTCTGCTTTGGGTTCAGCCTTGGGAGGATCCTTTTCGGCATTTTCTAAATCTTCCTCAAGGCCCTTGATTTCTGCGGACAGTTTTTCTTTTTCGGCGTTGTGGGCATCCTGTTCCTCGGTAAATTTGTTCATGGCGTCCTCAACAGCCTGCTGCTCCTCATCGGTGGTAGCTTCGCCGATTGCTTTTTCGATTTCAGCGGAGCGTGTTGAAAATTCTGCGTCTTTAGCTACCAGTGCCTCAAAAGCTGCTCTTTTCAGTTCCAGCTTTTTGGCAATCATAATGGATTTCAGTGCCATGTCAGCACTCCTTTCTTAGCTTTTTGAGGGCTTCGGCCCTCCATTGGTCGAGCTTGCGCTCGTTGATCTTTTCAAGGTCTTTTTTCCGAGCCTCTACCATGGTGTCCTCGTAGGCCGGGAAGGTAACGACCGATACCTCATACAGTTTGACTTTGCGAATAGTCCACACGGTTGTGCCATCTGGCCGGATTTCGGTTTCCTCGTCAAGGATGTCAAAGCCGAAAGAACATTGGGAAACATCCCCACGCTTTACGCGCTCATAGGCGTTCATGGCGTCCTGATCCGCTTGATTAATGAGGATGGACCCCCAAAGGCCCAAATCGTCAACGCGGAGGGTCAGTGTACCAGCTGTTGTTCTGCCAAGCACGATTGTGGTATCATGGTTAACCAGCGCCCGAATATCATCACCGAGGGTACCATCAAAGGCTCCTCGGTCAATGCGCTCGATGGCTTTATCCCACATCCGGTATTCGCCGGTAAAGGTGGCGAAATAGCCCTCAATGTAGAGGTTTCCATCAGCAGCGCGGGTTTTGAAGTCGCCACTGCGGCTGATTGCCTGTCTTGCTCCTACCATTTACTCACCTCCTCCGTTTAGTTTTTTCTGATCGCCAAGGCGGTCCGCGGGAATGTAGTTTTCAAGGGCCAAAAGCTCATCCATTCCCTCGTGCGGAGTAAGCCCAACCCAACTGCGCCACTCGTTCCGTGTCATTGCCATGCGGTCAACCATTTCCGCGCCAGCTTTGATGGTTTCCTCCAAGGAATAGTTGTAGAGGGAGCGGACATTGAAGCGGAAAAAATAATCCGGAGATACGAGCAGCTTTCGGCTAAACTCCTGCTCCAAAATCTGTGCAATCGGCATGATACGGGAAGAAATAAAGTTGTTCCATTCGTCTCGCTTGAACTCGCCAACGCCCAAAACAAAAGGCGGCACGCCAAGAATGGTTGCCACCGTCGTTTTATCCAGTTTTACGAAGTCTGCCAGCGCAAGATCAGATAGAGTAAGGGGCCTTACCTGTTCCACCGAGAATTGCTCGGCAGGAATCAGCCAAGGTTCCCCGGCTTTATTGCTTGCCACAAAATCGCCAAGGAGCTTTGCACGCCCCTCCGGGTCAGAAAACTCGTCCGTCAGCGAATCTACCTTCACGATAAGAGACGGTTTCCATTCACTGGCCATGAAGCCATTTTCTGTTTTCGCCGCTTGCTTGAGGTTATTTGCCACATCAGCCAGCGCAATGCTGTACCCAGTGCCTTTCCATGGGTAGTAATTGCTCGGATTTATGGCAAAATGCAGCACATCCTTCGGGTCATAGGGTTTCCCAGATATTTCGATGCTATAATACCGTTCCCCATTCGGTACAAATGCTACAAACGCCGCCGGAATCGGGTCAAGACGCCGGAGCAGCCCCTTCCGGGTCTTTGGGAGCACTACAGCGTTCCCCCGGCCATCCAGCAGCATTGTTTTGATGATCCACTGGATAAAGTTTGACCGGCCCATGTAACTGTTCGGCTCGATATCAACCACACGAGACAGCCCATTTTTAACCCGGATATCTCCACTATCGGTGTTTTGCATCAGATAGATTGTCATGCTTCCAATTAAAGACGCAATCCTATCAACAGCGGCACAGATTTCCGGGTTGTGCGCAAGGTCTGTATAGCCGGAACAGGTTAGGTCTTTCCAGCCGGTTCCATCACACAGGCATACAGCGCTCCGCGTTTGGGGCTTATCCCGAGAGCGGAAGCGCTCAAAAAAATTTGCCATGCTCATTTATCACCCCACCATTTCTTTCCTGCTTTAGATTTATCCAAAGCCTCCAAGTACCGCACCGTGGCGAATACGGAGGCATCGAACACATCAATTCGGTTTGTCGGTCTTACCTTGTCGTACTGGATCATGTCGTCTGTCTTTTCGACGGCCGAGACATTCCCAACACAATACTCATATGCTTCGGAATGCATATAATACAGCGTCCCATTTTTGGCGCTCTGCTCGATATGCCGGAAACCTTCTGATTTCCTGTAAAAATACTGCGGTTGGTCGATAATGTTAAACCCAGCCGATTTCATGCCAATGAAATACTCTCGGCAGAATTTACGGTCATGCCCCACCTGTCGTATTCGGAAACCGCGCTTTCGCATTGTAACAAACCAGTTGACAACATCGGCGTGGTTTACGGTTGGACTGTTGCACATGGTCAAAAGTCCATCATCGGCCCAGCCGAAAAGCGGTATACCATCCTCGTCGGCCTTAACATGAGCCTGCACCACAGGGAACCAAGCGTGACTGATGATGATATCCACGCCTTTGTAATTTCCAAAAAGCGCAGCCGCCGTTAGGTCGTGCATTTTTGAGAGGTCTGCACCACCGTACCAGTCTATTGGGAGCTTGGAAAGCTCGTCCAGCTTCCAGTTGTATTTTTCATCGCTGCGCCGGAATTCGTCGAGGTTGAAATAGGACTTGATAGCCCCGGTATAGACATTGAGAGACTTTGCGAAGAAATCTTTCCGCTGCTGCGGGTCATTCTGCGCCTGCAAGCTATCGTTTAGAATTTCCTCCGGCCGGATGGAAACGCCATAGGCCGGATTGGCCATCTCATGTACCAGGGGATTGGTATAGTCGATATTTCCCTCCTCATCCGGATTGGCGCAGCACATAAAGATAAAATATTGTTCGTCCTTGATGGTGCCATCCAGCACCTTTCGGCAGTATTGCAGCCGCTGCCCAAGGAAGCCCTGTTCGTTATCGCCAGCCGTGGAAATACCTATCAGCAGTTTGTTGGTGTAGGCTTTCATGGCTTCCTTAAAAAGGTTGTACTGCTTAGGCTTGGTAAAAGCGTGGATTTCATCGCAGATCGCAATATTGCAGTTAAGAGAATCCTGCGCATCCGGGTTTGCAGCCAGAGCGCGGATAAAAAACGAGCCGTCTGGAAGCTCTGCCTCCATTGAGTGCTCGTTGTTGTTGTCAATGATCTTTACACCGCCGCCATGCTTCTCGTCCTCGCCCATAAGCCGGATGTTATAATCCAGAAAATTAAAGCTTTCAAGGGACTGCATCAGAGCCGCGGCCGATATGTAGGTTTTGGAACCGCTGCGCCGGTACCACAGGGACAGCGCCCATGCGAGGGAAGCGGCAAAACTGGTTTTGATGTTCTTTCGAGGGATAAAAATAAGGGCTTCATGAAACCGCACTACATCGGTGCCTTTCAACTTAAACCCAAGAAGATTGTATATGATGAATTTGTGAAACGCCTCCAACAGGAACGGCTTTCCCCGGAGCGGTGTACCGTCCAGCTTTTCCCCCTGCTGGTGGCAGAGGGTCTTTTCGATGATTTGAATACAGAACTCCGGCCCTTTCGGCGCGAAATCGTACTCGTCATTATCGAGGTCAGCAAAGAAACGGTCAACAGCCTGCCGCAATTCCTTGCAAGCGACCTTTCTCCCGTCTCTGATGCTTTCGGCATACTCAAGGACTACGGGCCAGTTCTTACCCTTAATCTGTCTCAAGGCTGGCAAGAGCAGCGGCAAGGCCGCCCTTTTCCTCCTTTTCCTTCACTCCGCCGGTCATTTTGCGGAAACTCGATGGAGTAAGCCCCAATTCGCGCCAGTATGCCAGTGCGCTCTTGTTGAGGTCGTCCCACAGAATCAACAGAGGGTTTTTTACCATGTTTGTGGCGTTCCCTTTGTTGGTATATTCGATGACGGACTTACCGCCGGACTTTTTGAACTCGGCCTTGGTCTTATCCCGCTGTTCCAGTATCTCTGCAAGCGTTTCTACCGCAGATTGATAAGATGGGTCGGCCGTACCGAGTTTTTCCATCTGTTTTTCGATAGTTTCAACCCATTTTTCCTTTGTCATGGCTTCCCCTTTCTCAAAAATATACCGTAGAGTTGGAAAAAGTTCCCCCCGCCGGTCCCCATAGACAGGCGGAAGGCGCAACGGATAGGGGGGGTATCAGTAACGGCCCCTTGCTGCTGTTGCTTTTTCCGGGTGCTGCTTGTTATGGCAGCCCTCACACAGGCTTACTAAATTTTTATCTTCGTAAGCCAGCTCCGGGTACTCATCTGCGTGTTTGATATGATGCACAGTTGTAGCCTGTACCGCCTTTCCGTACCTCTTGCAGTGCTGGCACATATATCCGTCACGCCTTAATATCTGTTGGCGCTTCCTCCGCCACCTGGGAGAATTATAATCAAATACAATGTTCATTACCCGCCCTATCCCTCCCAGTGTCTACTATGCCGGGCTACCAATTATTGTTACCAAACCGTGGTTATCCGCTTAGTGCCTGTCTTGTTCCCGCACAGCAGGAGCGTCTGCGGCTGCTCATGGTCGCTCTCGCTGCTGGGAAGCAGCATCTTCCGGGCTGCGTAGCCTCCGTACTGCTGCCATGCAGTACAGCTAACCACTACCAGCTGCTTGGTACGGATAACATTGTTGTTACTGTCCACCACGATCTTTTTGGGCTTACTGATGGTGCCTTTGTGGGTATGGCCAACAATCAGAGCGTCAATGCCCTCTATGGTGTAGCCGAAGCGCTCATTGCGGTTGACCGTTGCACCGGTGTAAATGCCGCCGCCGGAGCCATGGGTAACAGCCATCGTATAGCTTGTGATAGGGATATCTCTTGTTACCCTGCGCCCAATCTCCAGTTTGAGGAATGCTATGTCCTCGGCGTAGTAGTCCTCCATATCCAGCTTGCACATGATATCGCCCATAATGTCTTGGTCGGTGTCCCTGGCTGTCCTCGCTTCGTGGTTACCGGATACCGCGCAAAGTATCTTATCCTTGATGGGCGTTAGCATTTCCACCATCATCTTTTTCTGCTCCCGCGGGCGGATATAATCCTCAAAGGGGCTTCCCACCGCGTTCCGGGTATTGTTGTTGATGAGATCGCCGCCAAGGATGAGATAAGCATCCTCCCGCTCTACCCGGCGGCAGAATGCTTGCCAGCCCTCTTTATCGTGTAGGATGCTGCCCAAATGCACATCAGATACCGGATATACCTTGATGGTGTCGCTCTGCGGGATTTTGCGGACTATTAAATCCATAGGTATCCCCTCCTTTATGGCATAAAGAAAGAGAGCGCCTTTCGGTACTCTCTGATTGCTTTTTTGTAAGGCAGACTATTGCGAACTTGCGGTCTGCCAGCGCGGCACCTTTTTTACGAAGGTCATGTATCTTCGGCCGATGGGATAACGGGGCATCGGCGCCCCCGTAAGAAGGAGGTAAAACATGAAGGTGGAGCACCCGATAGGGCTTGAACCTATAACCCGCTGCTTACAAGGCAGCTGCTCTACCATTGAGCTACGGGAGCAGATCGCCGGGATTAGGGGCCCGGCTCCCCACCAGGAGGAATGTCAAGGGAAGTCTGTGTTTTACCACGATATAAGTATACACTATGTAAGGCGTTATTTTGTCCCGAATTTGTCCCAAGTTTTACAGCTCGGTCACACCGTATCGGCAAATAGCGTATCTCTTTAGTGCCTCGTCCATCCTGCGGTACAGCTCCGACCTGCTGATGTGCAGCTCGTCACATAATCTATCGATGGCATTGTACTCACGCCGCATGACGGCCACCTCAAGTATCCTGCGCTGCTGGTCGGTCAGGATAGACAGGCCACGGTCCATCTGCCGCACTTGCCACTTAACCAGCTCATGGTTGACGGTGAGGTTGTCCCTATTGCAGATGGCGTTTATTATGCGCTCCTCGGCGGTCGAGCCTCCTCCCTGTACAGGCGTGGCATCCATTGTTGGTGACCTGATGCCCTCCATCCTTGTGGTCAGCGTATCGATCTCGTCCTGCAGGCTGTCGATGGCCATGAGCTTTTCGTAATACCTGGCAAGCTCCCACTTACAGGTCTTTTTGTAGTCTATCATGTGGTTCCTCCTTTCTCTTGCCGTAGGAGCAGAAATCGTCCTCGTGCATCTGCGCACAAAGTATATTCGGCTGCCCCGGTGTTCCATCTCTGTACTTGCAGTCCTTGCATCTGACCACCGGCACTGCATCAACAGATTCCTCCGCCAGCATCTTCATCCACTCACAGTCGGCAGGCTCACAGTCCATTCCAGGATACATTCTGTCGCAGATACTACAGATAATATCCACTGCAGTTTCATTTTTGATGTATGGCTTAATCATAGACATCCCCCTTTTCGTCTATCTTTGCACCACAATCCTAACAATATTTTTTAGTAGGCTTATCCCAACTGCCATCGGTGGTGATGACAAAGCCACACGCAGAGCAGCACCACTCGTCTCCGCCAAGATGTACCCACCGCCCATGCACCACCGGAGCTACATCGGCAACGGGCATATCAAGAATATCCCCTACATCGACAACTTGAACATAGCCTATGCGAGTGTCGGCGTCCCATGCCTTTTGAAGCAGTGCTTTCCTGTTAATGTATTCAGCCATTGCCACCCCCTCATCAAGGCCAACACTTCGGCGGAATTCGGCTTTCTCTTCCGGTGTTTTGTAAGGCTCTGCCTCAGAGCAAAATTGAGAACCCATTACTTCCCTATTGTAATAATTGCATACCTCAAAATCATCACCATCATCGTCAACCGATTGGTACCAAGAGCAATCTTTACAGCGTACCACGGAAGCTACATCTGCCGTTTGCATATCCGCAAGCACCCGCTTCGCATCTGCCATCGTAGCGTTTGGTTCGGTTACTTCCAAGGCGGTCAACTTGGCAATCGCCGTTCCCCTGTTAATGTATTCATCCATTTTCAGCGCCATCCTTTCTTTCGCCGTAGGAGCAGAAATCCTCCGGCGGCATCCTGTACTCCTCGTCGTACCGAGCCCGTCTATGACACCACCCAGCCTTGATGTTCTTTCCATCTATGAGTAGCGATGTCTTTCCGTAGTTCTTGAAGTGCTTGCAGTCCTTACAACGCGCCACCGGTGCAACATCAGCGGGCTGGAAACAATCTACCTCATCGAGCATATCGTCAACCCAACAGGCACGACACCAGCATCCGTTGTGGTCTTTTCCCTCCGCCTTGCACGGCTTACAATAACGCTCCTCAACGCTTTTCTTAAACGCTTCCCGGTCCAAGTATTCAGCCATTGTCAGCCTGCCTTCCTCGGGCCTATTCTTGGATAGAATAGGCCTGTTCTAATTGCGTGTTTCATATTCTCGCTCCTTGTACACCATTCAAGATTTGACGCAGAGTTATTTTGTTTGTTTCCGTCTTTGTGATTCACATCGGTTTCTTCTGGTAACGGGTCCCCAATAAAATGTTCTGCCACCAATCTATGCAAACGAAATACCGTCTTTTTGCAATGGACATTTAGCGTTACATAGCTATATCCTCTCGTATTCACCCACGGTTTTAAATTTTTGCACCGCACACTTCCGTTTACGGGGGCAATCCTACGAACACTCCCAAAACTGGACACCTGATACCACCCCTCAAACCCTTTAATATCTTTCCATACTTCGTTTTTCATCGAAAGCCCTCCTGTTCCATGCTTCGATTGCTTTTTCTTTGCTGGGCAGCCCAGATACTTTCATCTTCTTTGTGTGGAGACCATCACCAGCCCTATATCTCCCACAACCGGCAGTCCACCCAAAGTCTGCTCTATCGTAGGTATCGTACATATGGATAACGGTTGCAGCTCCACCGCACTCAGGGCAGCGTTTCAATTCAGCCATCCTTCATCGCCTCCAATGCCTTCTCCGCCTCCTCGCGGGTCAGGAATACGGTCTTGCCAAATCCGTTTAGCGATACGCCATACTCCCGCCCTCTGGCACCTATTGGCTCAAGGCCAATAAAGCCGATTTTATTGCCCATACCAATCTGCTTGACCTCGCACTCGCTTATATGCGTATCCGTGTCCAGCAAGGCGAACACCCTCTGGCCCATTTTGCACGGCAGCACCACCAGCCGCCCGTCCTTGTCAGCCTCGGTCAGCTCTTTCATCCTATCCACATCGACGCCGTCAAACAGCGCCGCAATGATAGCCATATCCATGCGCATCGAAGTTACATCGGATGGCATCATGTGCGTGTCCTCGTAGGCAGCGAGACGCAGAAACCGCTCCTCTGGGATATTCCGCGGATACCCGTTTGCAAGGCGGCGCTCGTACTCTTTTCGTTGCGCGTCGGCTTCGCGTTTGTTTGTCAGTCGTTCCATCACTCTACCTCCCTTTTTAGCTTCACTCGATAACACAATTTTCCGCACCGTTCACAGACTGCGTAATTTGTGCGGTACTTCCCGCCGTGCCGGTCGCTTCGGCGGCGCGACACCTGAACATACGCATACTTGTTCAGCTTGTGCATACCAATTCGGCAAAGAAGCGGCTTTTTCATCACTCTACCTCATGCATCCAGAACTTGTAGAGACAGTCAGCGCACGACCGATTTGTACAATCCGCGTTTCCATTCCGGTAATTAGCGGAAATGCGTTTGGGGCATATCGCCAAGCACCCGTTTACGAGTTCCGCCTCCGGCCAGTGCTCCAAAAACACATCTTGCCGTGTCTTGCGTGGATGTGCAGCAGACCAGTCCTCGACCATAGCAACTTGCTCTTTGGCGTCCAGCGTTGACGCACTACTAACCACACAGCGCGGCTCATTATAAGCAGGACATCCTATACATCCAGCACCAAAACTCTCGCACATTCTGTTGCGTTCCTTAATAAATTTCACAGCATCCATGTTATCCCTCCTTTTATTTTTGGAACAGTGCCAAAATATCGTTATAGACCTGAATAACAACATCTTTTGCAGCGCTTACAGCATCGTATGTTACATTTTTAGCTATGACCATCTTCAAAATCGTGTCGGAAGAGGGAATAAAAATAAAAATTCCCAATGAAATAATTAAAATGACCAATGATATTTTGAAGGTTCTCTTTCCTCTCAAATAATCTTTATCGTCGTTGCCATATTCTTTATTGCTCACCATTGTTCCCAATCCATAGATAAAAGGAATAAAGACACAAAAAGAAGCAAATAAAGATACTGCATTAATGCCTTTCGCAATATCAATAAAATAAAACAACCACGGGTTAATTACAGGTTCCATCAGTTTATCCCCCCAAAATTCTCAAGATAATAATTCTTTCCGTCCTGCCAACCCTTGTAATAGGCTGACTGCTCCCGGCGTTCCTGTTCCTCTGCGGTGATCTCCGCCTGGGCCACTTCATCCAACTGATTCCACCTTTCGGCCGAAATAGCCGATAGAACCATTATGCAGAAAGCAGCTAAGATTATCGTAACTACCGCTGCCGCCCAGTTCCTCATAGCGAATCCCTCCTAAATCCGAAGAATGTCTTTATTTGCGGCAGGGTCTCCAGCCTGTGGCCATCTACCGTTATCAGCGCTGCGTAGCCCCGGCCTATCCAGCCATCGTGCCAAATCTCCCTAGCCTCGTAGTAGTCCACGCTCTCCCTGCGCTCTGTTGTTTTGCCGCAAACCCTTATCTCGATGTCGATTTTCCCATCCCGGCGCTTTATCCAATTCTTTGGACGCTTATACTTACCGGATGCCGCCGCATCCTTGTAGCATTGTTTGGAGCAGTACTTTTGTCCCGGCTGGCCGAAATAGTCCTTCCCGCAGTATTCGCATTTCTTCGGCTCGGCTTTTTTCATACTGCTTTTGCGGGCCCGGATGCTGTCCATGGCCTTTTGGCACTCCTTGCAATACAGCTGCCGGGTGTTGGTGCTTCCTATCGGCCCTCCGCATCTCTTGCATGGCCGGTTGGGGTCTCTCTTGATTCCATAGCGAGACAAGATTGGGGCCACAGAGCCGTAATCAAGATCGAGAATTAAGGCAATCTCCCTGTTGGTCTTGCCCTCCCGCACCAGCTTCTCCAGGAACTCCGGGTCGTTTGAATTAGAACAGCCGATTTTGGCGTTAGGAGACGCTTTATCGTATGACATCATAACTCACCACCTTTTCCTGCTCGGCCATCTCTGCGCGCATTTTTATGGCTTTGGTGACAGCGTTCCAGCGCTTGATAAATTCCTCGGCACTTTGCCCCTCAAAAGTAGGCTTCTGCCGTTTTATTTCCTTCTGCCCCATTAGGGCACCTCCTCGATTGTTATTTCCGTCCTCGGATTTTGTCTGTCGTACTCTCCCCGAAGCCTTAACTCCACATGGTCAAAGCTATCATCGGCGATTACTCCCCGGTGTACCAGCCCGTCCATCAGCATCTTGCCGTTGTAGTTATCCGGGTCATGCCGGTGCCGGGTGGGGAAGTAGTAGGTGATGGTCACCACCGCCTTGCCCATTGGTTTGCACTTGGGGCAGTATGCAACAAACAGCTGCAGCCAGCGCTGTTTCTCTGCCCGGTAGTCCCATGCGTTGGCTCGCCCGGCGTATTTGTTCAGCGATGGCGGAATTTCGGGGATCGTGATTTTCATGGCGTTCCATCCTTCCGGTAAATAACCAGCATTGATGGGAATGGTGCGCTATTCTTGCTGTTACCAAACTTCAACCGACCTCGGATAAACCTTATTTCCGCCTTTCCAAGTACAAAATCGTGAAACCATTTGGTGTCCGTTCTTGCTGGCACTAAACAAACCACCGTTGCGCTGCTTTCGTATGCCTTCTTCATCCATTTCTCAATTCCCCTGCCATAAGGTGGATTGCACCAGCACACTCCTGTCCAGATCTGTTTAAGCCCGTTTTGCTCCGGGGTATAGAAGCGCTTGCACTTTGCATTTTGCTTGATGGCACACACATCTGTTTGAAATCCAAATTCTTCATCAAGCTTATCAAACAAATCTTTCGGTGTTTCCCACATATCCGTAGTGCTTGAAAAAAGAGCATTGTTTATCATGCATTCTCCTCCATCTCCCATCGAATTTTCATGATTCCTCCGGGAACCTTAACTTCGTTACTGCCATCGGGAATTTCTCGATCTCGCTTGCCCATCTTGCCGTTCCTTTCCCATGGATGCTTTCCCAGCACAGAGGGAAGCCCCCTATCCCGTCAAACAAACTGCCAAGTGTCGCTTTTCCCGGCAAGTGTTCGGCCATCCGGCAGAACATCCAGTACCAGAACGGAAGTGCAATAGAATTCCCAAGCGCCTTGTACCTCGGAGAATCTGCCTGTTTGTGCGTTCTGCCTTCTTCATCTACCCACTCTCCGATATCTGTCCATCCGTCTGGGAATCCCTGTAAGCGTTCGCATTCCAACGGGGTCAGACGGCGAACCACCATGTTTTGGCGGACCGTATTGTTCAGGTTCAGGCACAGCACCGCTGGTTTGTTCCCCCCACACTCCGCATTCAGCGTAGGCGATTGCTCTTCGGCGTAGCCGATGCTTCGCGCCTGCTCGCTGTTACCCAACTTAAACCCGGCACACAGTACGCTGTCATGCGCCATGCCCCCGTTTTCGTTGGCAGATAATTCCATAACACCATTTCGCCCGGTGGACATTCCGCAGTTGACACCAATCGTGGATGCGACATCGCCGGTCAGGTCGCCATTGTAGCCGTCAACCCCTGAGATATATGGTACCCCGTGGCGGTCGCCAGCGGTCAGTGTGGGAGATTGATCTTCTGTCCGAAGTTCTGCGCCGCCCTGCTGTGTAGCCATGCAGAATATCGCAGGATTATTCACCCCGCCTCCAACACCGCCTTGCAGTGTGGGAGATTTTCCGTTTGTGTCAAAAATGCGTTTGCTTTGGCAATCCCAAGCCGTCATGCAGTCCCCGACTGCTGGATTAAAACCTCTTTCAGCAGCTTCGGCAAGTCTTTCCCGCGCCGTTCCGCTCTCCGCAGGATGCCTTGACACGCTTTTGCGCTCAAAGAGTATTTCTCCTGCGGTGTCACCTCCAAAATCTGCGACAACCGAGATACGACGGCGGCGTTGGGGGGCTCCCCAGTATTGCGCGTCATGCACTCGCCAAGCCACGCTCCATCGTCCTCCCACCT